TTAACAAAAAATGAAAGAGATGACTTAATTACTGTGCAACGTAACTTAGGTGATATTTATTTGTCTAGCATTAAAGAACGTGGCAAAGTACTAGGCTCTAACCCTACAAACTTTGAAGACCGTTTGTATAGAGTGCCAATGGCAACAGAAAAAGACCCTGCATCATCAGTGCTTGAATGGGGCCAAAAGCATTTGCTACTTAATAAAGCAAAAGAAGCTTTGTTTGATGCTTATGGTGATTACACAAACCGACCTGGGACTAGTCCGTCTAAGTTCTTTTTAGATAAGCAGTCTCCTTATAGACAAATTGTGAATAACTACAATAAATTCTATAAAGAACTTCAATCAAATAGGTGATAGTATGACTGATTTTTTAAATGCACAGAGTGTTAATGATCTTGGTTTATCGCCTAATGGTCAACAGTCACAATCTGCGCCTGTGGTTAACTCTACTGGGGCAACCGGTGCATCTAATGCATTTTTAAACCCTAATGCAACATTGGCTGATGTCCATCCTGAACTAAGCAATACTACAACAACTTCGCCACCACCTCCACCACCTGCATCAAATCAAGTGATGGATCCAGCTGCAGGCGCGTTTGTTGGTGCACTTTCTGGTGCTGCTCTTCAAAGAGTTACACCTCGAATGCAAATGCCTAAGCCTCCTGATATGGCGCAAGCTCAAGTTAATAATCAAGTACAAAGCGCAGCTGCACAACGACTACAGCAAAATGCTTTAAATCAAACTGCACTTCATGGGCAACAGCTTAATGACTTACAGACAGGTTTGCAAGCGGCTCATGCGGACTTAGCCGATGCTACTACTGCTCATGCAAATGCATTATCAAGAGCACAGCAGTTAAACGTTCCTGAAGAGGTTACAGGTCTAACCACAGGTGATAAATGGGCATTTGGAAATCCTGAAAAGGGTACAACTGGTGTGATTGGTTCTGAGCATGCAGGTGGCACAAGTGTTACTGAAGCTGCTGAGAACTATAGACTTCAAGAAAGTCTAACACCATCAGAACGTGCTAAATTTAAAGTAAACCGTAAAGGCATCTTCATTCCAAATGAACTACCTACAGAAAGACCATTAAGTGATGAACAAAAAGCTGCAAAAGATGCTCTTGATGCTGCGAAGAAGCGTGTTGAGGAAGCTACTAAGAAAGTTGCTGAGCATAAAACAGCAGTCGAAAAGTTAACTGGTCAAGGGCCATTAAGTAAAGCACAAGCTGATGCTCTTGCCAAACAACAAGAGCTTGCACAAAAAGCAGCTGATAGAGTTAGATTCTTAGAAGAGATGCAACCAGGAAAGCTTGCTACATTCGGTAAATTTGTTAGCAAGATTCCTGGAGTTCTCTCTGGTGCAGGTGCTGGTTTACAAGCTGCACAAGCAGCAAATGAGTTTAAGCAAGGTGAATACGGTCCTGCAATTGCTCATGGTGCTGGTGCTCTTGGTGGTGCATTGATGTCAGTCCCTAACCCATATGCTAAAGGCGTAGGCGCACTAATGATAGCACCTGGGCTTGCATATGATGCTTATCAAGCACTAAAATAATGAGACTTAAAATCGCCGTCATAACGTTGTACACCATAGTGTGTGCATGTGTAGTTAATATCGACGTAAATCTTAAACCCGCCTTGAATCAGCTTATTGCACATTTGCACATCTTCTGATGCCAGCCCGTTATCAAACACCACAACCTCAAACATTCGGTACTTAGTACGTCCATCTTCTTGGTAAGGTGTGCTGACACTAATTAAATGCTCAACTGCTTTTCTGGTGAGACGTATAAACCCTGTACCAATACTAGGTACTTCAAGTAATCCTAGCCATGGGTCATAGGTATATTTCTCTTTGTTCTCAGGCCGAATGTTATATCGTTCTTTTTCGGACTTCATTCGAACAGGCACTCCGACAACATCCACTGGATAATTAAGAACAGAAAAGAATGCTGCTGGATCAAAGGATTGGTCAGCATCAATAAAGACAAAATCATCCATGCCAGCTTCATAGGCATCCAATAGTAAATTGTTTCTAGCGCTTTCCAGCAATGACTCATGCATTAAGTATGTTAAATGCATGGACATACCTTTAAGGTGTGCGCCAATTCTAAAGACTTCAGCAATAGAGATAGAAAAGTTACAATGAACTTTTCCGTCATGTGCCGGACATAGTATGGCAACTTTTCTCATGCATCAGGCTTTCTATTGGCTACAATAGTTGCAACATGAAATGCTTCAAGCCAAATATTAAATGGGTCTTTAAGCATGTCTTCATTACCTGTGTCTTTAAGCAGCTTCATCCAGTCTTCAAAATGCTCACGAACATCTTCATCACTTGCTAGTGCCATAATGGTTCTCCATAAACTGTCGGTAATGATAGACACTACGGTTAAGTGCTTGCTTTCTAATACCAAACTGTTCAGCCACATCAATTTGTCGTTTTAAATAAACAACAACCTCATGCAATGAATCCAATGTAGTATTAGTCCAGTTTTCTTTAGTGGTTTTAAACTCTTTAAATAGTGCTTTGCGATCTCGAATTTTTAATTCTTTTAATCGTTTTTCACATTCATGCCATCTTTTCATATGTATCTCTTTTCAATAGAATCGATTTGATTAAGCAAATCTTCACGTATTTTTAAGTACGTATCACTACCTGCATACTCATCTCTACCTTTATTATGGTAGAACTGTTCTTCACACCAGTCAAAATTGTCGTTCTTTGCATTAGGTGGGAAGATGTTTGTTTTGCCTTTGGCGCATTGACGTTGGTAAAAAGCATCAGGCTTTCTAAAGTCAACCAATCCTTTAAGGAATGGATAAACTTTTAAGACTTCAAGCCATAGCTTCATTGCGATGATGTTGTCGACCGTTGTCTGGATCTGTTCATCCCCACGCATAATGCAATAACCAACAAGGTCTTTAATAGTACAACGAACCATATAAAAATGCTCAAAATTACGAGGCATAATTGTACGGGTATCAAGACCGTGAACAAGACCGCTATCAAGCATATCGATATAAAGTTGTCTAGCATCTTCAGTAATCCTTTTATAACGCTCAAAGAACTCAGGGTTAGCCATAATGCTAGGTTTTACCATGACACGGTCATCACGCATATCACGGTCACCATGCACTTGAGCTGCAAAACTAAATAGTCTATGCCTAATCAAGTGTGTGGTGTCAATCATATCCATGCCATTGACTGACCATGTAATGTTGATCGTTTCCATTGCAGTAGGTAGCAGTTCATAGCGGAATAGTTCATCAATGGTTTGGTTAATATCCTCTTCAGGAAAATCCCATTGAATCTTGTCATTCCACGTGTTCATTAGAAAGACCGAAATCGTCTTCCTGAATTCCGGTATCGTCGGTGAATGAACTAGTTTCACTTCTATGTTCTCTAGTTGATTGACGAACTCTACGGGTTCGGGCTTTTTTCCGAACTTTAGTGTTGTGTGCATCTTCTGTAATTGTGGCATTTGACTCTTGTTGACCTTGGGCATCTTTTTCTCCTTGAAGTTTTGTTAAATGAATCTCTACTAACCTAGCATATCCTGCTATATCTGTCCAACTATCTATATGGTCAGGGCAAACTGACAATCTAGAAAGTTTCATGGCAATCTTAGAAAAGAATAAATAGAAATCCATAGGTAAGTTCTCACCATGCTGAGACTCATACCTACCACATATTGCTGAAAGGATTTCTGACTCTAATGATATACCCTCAAAAAAATCACCGTAAACAGCGCCTCTCTGAGCTAGAACTTGATCTGTCGTTTTCATGGATGTACCTTATAAGGTTGAAGTTTAGACTCAAGTTCATATAACCGCTTGACACTATTACGATATACATCGGTCATATAACCTTGATTCCCTAATTGAATTTCATTGTCTGCATATTGCTTACATTGCAAAGCATCGGCATAATGAACTGCCAATGCTTCAGGTGAATCATCATGATAGTCTCTAACATAATGACTAAGCCTGTATGGAATCATGTCTTCAGCAATCTGGTATTCAGCATCTTTAAGAGCTTTTGCCACATTTGGAAACTGCTTTTTGACTAAATGGTTCACATCAGATATATACATTTCTGGAAGATCATGACATAGAGCAATCTTAATGGCTTTATCTACATCAAACTTATAATCAGCTCGAAGTAGCATAACAGCAAGAGCCACAAAATAGCTATGGGTTGCCACACTCTCTTGAAGTATGACAGGCTTCATGCTATAACGCTTCGTGTGCTCTAATGTATAGCTGTCCATGAAAAACTTTTCATGGTCTTTATTCATAATCCATTGTCTCCTCAGACCAGTTCTTGGCTTCAAACGTGCCTGATTGTTTAACTTCTTTAACGGCCTGATCTAGTTGGTCAAAGGATCGAACAACTGCACCAGATGCGGCAAGCACTAAATTAAACTTTTGTCCTTCTTTACCGCTAAGCCAAATATAAATAATAGGTACGCCTTGTGCATAACACCAACCGGCTTCAAACAATGTGCCTGGGTCTTTACCGTCGGTCACACAAACAGTTAAGTCAGTATTGTGTAATGCTTGTACATTCACAGTTAAGAC